TGCCAGCAAAAGCGCTAAGTTCTTGTGCACTGTACTGTTTTTTAATGTCGTCATAAGAGACTCCACCAAAGTCTGCACTGCTCTTTAAGAAGTTATCAAGACTGTTTGGAGAGAATATATCATCCAAAGAAGAGTAGTTGTCAAACAACATGTTGCCAACTTGTGTGCGCTTACCTGTATCATTAAATCCAGGAAGAATAGGAATCTTTGCGTTAGCTAGCCAAGCCTCAGGATCTACACGAACACCTGCTTTGTTTGCAATTTCAAGGTGAAGGTGAGCTGCTGTTGAGTTTCCACGGCCTGGATCTTTAGCTCCACCACCAGATAGACCAATGACAGTTCCCTTTTTAATCTTTTGATTACGGGATACGCTAATACGGCGAAGGTGACAGTATCGAGAAGTTGTGCCGTCAGGGTGGCGTATAAGAACATAGTTACCCCAACCAGTAGGATCATTACCTGTCTTCTCTACAATACCGTCTGCTACAGCTTTAATAGGTGTTCCAGAAGGAACGCCGTAGTCTGTACCTTTGTGGTTAGTACTAATCTTGTGACCCTTGGCAGCAGCTCTCTTAGCAGCCTCCGGTCTAAGACCAAACTTAGATGTAGTAGGGGTTCCAGAAGGAACTGGGCTGGCAGCAGGACTTGGCGCAGCTGCGGAATTATTTTCGTTTGCGCCCACGTTCATGCCGTCGCCGCGTTCACCGCCCTTACCAAATAGCTGACCTACTAGGTTAGATCCTCCACCAATAAGGCCACCAATAAGACCAGTAATTAATGCTCCGGGCCCAGTACCTGCGCCCATAAGCGCACCAGTTCCAGCACCAAGTGCTGTACTTGTTAATAGAGATCCTAGATCAAATCCGCCCTTAGCTTTAGCTGCACTGTATCCGCCGAACGCAGACATCGCAGCTCCTGCAATAGGTACAGCTTTTGCAGCAGTGCTACCAAACTTACCAAAGAGACCAGCTCCACCACTTCCAAATTTACTTGCTACAGTTGTGCCTGCAGCTGCGGCACCGCCGCCTCCACGTAGCATTGCTGCTGTCATTGCAGCATTCATTCCAGCGCCAGCTATCTGGCTTATCCCACCAGCTACACCGCCTGCATTAGGAAATGTCTGCAAGATTGCTTTAAGATTCATGAGGCCATCATTGACTGGGCCAAGTATTTCAGCCATCTTGCTATAGCCATCATTAAGAGATGATGCAGCGTTTAAGCTAGTGTTGTAACCACCGACTAAACCTTTTTCTGTAGCAAGTAGTTTGTTTGCTTCACTAGTATTAAACTTAAAATTAGAACGAAGCGGACTGCTTTTGTCTACGCCCATAAGATCCAACATCTTGTTTGGATCCTTGCTGTTCATAGCGCCGGTAAACTTCTTATCACTGCCTGCGCTAGCACGTGCAACAATACCTGAAGCTAAGAATTGGAATAGGTCTGGATCTCCTTCGGAGATCTGTTGAAGCAGTACATTAGATTTACTTCGTGGGGCGTATACCATAGCAGCTTCTGATTTTGTGATCTTTTGACCACGGAACATAAACTGGTATACCTCATTAATGAGAGCACTAGTCTTACGGATTTCTCCATTGTTATCACGTACACGAATACCCATACGCAAGAACGTCATACCGTTAACGCCGCTTACAGAGCTTGCGGCTTGCTCGTTGCTCATGCCACTGAAGGCACTCATGCCAGACATCTGGCTCATAATATTTTTGGCACCTACTGTGCCTGCAGCCATACCTCCACCAGAGAACAGTGTTGCTTGAGCCAGTGTAGGGCCCATAGCACTTGTTGCTCCGCCGCCAACCATTCTATTAGCGTCACGAATTGCGCCGCGAGATCCGCCACGTACGCCACTGAGTCCAGCAAAAGTATCTGCTGTCATGCGCTGTGTAACAGCATCCATAGTGTTTGGGGCCATGGACATATAGGCAGCGCCTATTGCCATGACACCCATACCTACCTTACCGGCAGGCGTACTAAACTTACCAAGGCTTCTGGACATCTTTCCGCCAGCGCCGCCATTGGCACTATCGCTTACTTCTTTTGCAGTATCTTTTGTTTCGTCAAGGGTCTTGCCCCAGTCCTTCATGATCTTTTCTACAAGTTTTTCAACTTCCTTAAAGACCTTAAGCATTTCTTTAGGCAGGGCGTCAAAGTCTTTCTCATCTAAACCGTTAAGAGAAAAACTCGGGGCTGAATCATCAGGGTTTACCATGTGCTGAGACATCTAAAAAATCACCGCCTTAACCTCGTTATTGCTTTGTTTAACCAGTTGACCCGTTCCCTAGGTGTTAGGGATCGGATTTCTGTTAGGGTCCAACCGCTGTACTGTTGACTTAGAAGGTCATACATTTCGTTTAAGAGTTCGTAATTGAGCTCACTCCCGAAATAGGTCCGCTAGTGATAGCGGGAGCGGCACCTCCTGGCCGCAAGACTGACATTCTTTCTTTAGTGCTCCGAGTTGTGGACCTGGGTTACGGTCTGAAATTTCTTTTAAAATAGTTCTGCGATCAAGCATCCCTAAGTTTCTAACTACGTCTGGATTAATTACTGTCTGGCTATTAATAGATAGTACACAGCTCTTCAGCATAATAGTATCTAGCTCCGCAGAGGTTCTATTTGTTGCTTCAACAATAGCCTTCTGTGTAGCGCCTTTAGGTAGTGTTACCAGTACGTCGCCTGCTTTACATTTAACTGTAAACTCGGCATCTCCCTCAAGCTTCTTGATCTCTACATCCTTTGTCAGGTCTATAGTGAAAATCTGTTCTTCCTCGCAATGAGGGCAAAGACCAGGACCAAGCTTAATCTCATTTCCAAAAGTAACTTTTCTAATAGCTAGAAGAAGCATCTCTCGGTCCCCAGCAAACAGTGAATCAATTAGATCCTTGCTAGCTGGTTCGTCACCTATCTTTACGGTGGCACGTTCTAAGATAGCTAGTAGTGATTTAGCTGTGTCAGCAATCTTAGAGATAGCTTCCTCATCTATACCTGTAAGCTCTCGTACTTCAGCATTAGAAATGATTCCCTTGAATGGATCAAATAATCCACCAGGAAGATCTACTTCTGTTGCAGGAGGCAAGGTTAGTGGCGGCTTAACCGCTTGAACCATTACCTCCTGCTCAGAAAGTTCTGTAGCTTCTTTGACCAGCTTATTAGCTAGGTCTGGGTTTGTGTGCGAATTTATAACGGTATCAGTGTTCATATTATATCTTTCTAGTTAGAGTCGATTATGCGAAGTCTGGAGCGTCTTCTGCTTCTTTGTAGCCTGTTGCATATGTGACATCAAAGCCTTCATGCACAAGCTGCATATCTTCAACCATTAGGCTGTTAGCGCCGGCATCAAGATTGCTGTAAGCAAGTGATGTGATCCATGCGTTGTATACCTTAAAGCGCATTGAAGTGTGCTGATCGATTGCTGTAGTAGCGTCAGGCTTAGTAGATCCTGACCCCTTCCAGGCACCTGGGTTTGGATGGCTCAATACCTGAATGTCAAGATTGACACGGAAGTTTGAACCAACGCCGTTAGTTGCAGATGGTGTTAGTACAGAGAACAAGCGCTTCATCCAAAGTGAGTTTTCATTCTGTCCAAGCATTACGCCCTTTGAAAGGCTGATTGGTGTGAATGAAGACTGTCCTGGAATCTGGTGCATGTTAGTATTGTATCCGCCTTCGCGGTATGCAATGGACTCTGTGTTGACACTTAGGCCCGATAGAGAAACGAATCCCATCTTTCCAAAGTTTGATCCCCAACCTGCTGAGTTAGTTGTAGGGGTGAAAGTAACAAGGAACTTAAAATTACGAACTGGATCGGTAATCGGTCCAATATTTGCGTTCTCGTTACTGAGTGGGTTTGTATATGCCATTATCTTCTATCTCCTTTACGCTGTCGCGCTTCCGGTTAGTTGTCCGATCTTAATGACAACGAACTCTGCTGGGTACTGTAGGGCAACTCCTACTTCAATGTTTACTCTACCGTTTTGGATATCAGTAAAAGTAGTTGTGCTGCCGTCAACCTTTACGTAATACGCTTCAGCTGGGCTAGCGCCACGAAGGCCACCTTGCTGCCAGTAATTAAGTAGGAAGGTTCCGATTGCGGTACGTAGTTGTAGCCACAAACGAGAGTCATTGTTCTCAAACACAGCAAATGAGCTAAGATCATGTGCTTGCTTTTCAATGAAGATTAGAGAACGCTGGATGTTAATGTAGCGGTTGCTTGGTGTGTTGTCTAGTGTACGACCACCCATGATTACAATTCCTGCGCCAGGGACGTTACGAATTGCGTTGATTGGGTCAGAGGTTGTATTGATATCATCAAGCTCTGCGTTTGTGAACTGGTGTTCAGTAGAGACTGCAAGGGCAATCTGGTTTCCTAGACCGGCTGGTGTCTTGAAGACTCCACGGCTCTTGTCTGTAGAAAGGTATTGACCTGCAACTGCAGCACCTGGTGCCTGAAGACGAACTGCTCCAGGAATCTTATTTCCGTCTGGGATATTAACCCATGGGTAGTAAGCGGCTGCAATCTTACCAGTTGTTGAAGCAGCAGCAATTGCCATTGTTGCTGTTATCTGTGTCTTAGCCTGTGATACTGACATGCCTGACGGAGTATCCACTACAACAAAAGAATCTGTACGTGATGCCGCGTAGATCATCGCATCGCCATGAATCTGACTTGTCAGAGTAGATGTAGATGCATATGGTGCGTCTGCTGCGTAGATAACTAGCGGGTTTTGAATTGGATCAAATGAGTTCCATGCGCCTGAGTAATCAGCACGCACAAGAGGCTCACCATTAGCTCCTCCAGCAAATGCAGTTGCTGTTGTAGAACCTGTGAATGGGAAGTAAGGGTTTGGAAGACCGCTTGAGCTTACAGTTACAAGGTTTGAGCTTGTATCAATTACAGACTTGAAGTAGTACTTGTCTGTAGTGTCAGTGCTTAAGTCAGTGTAAGACTCTACTAGGTTTGTAGCGCTACCAGTTGAGTAGTAGATGTTTAAACCAAAGCGTGTTGAAACACCTGATGGAACTACCTGTGCTGAATAATCTCCAGACCATGTTCCTGGGTTCTTTGCGTTAAGTGTAAACGCTGTCTGTGCAGTGACTGTCACTGTAGCAGTTGCAGTTGCACCTGTTACGGCAGTACCGGTAGCAGCGTTAGTTACTGTGAATGCTGATGATGTTGCTGTAGCAATTGTGACGCTTGTTAGGTTAAAAGCAGATGTGCTTAAACCTGTGATAGAGACTGTTTGACCAGCTGTAAATGTATTAGCAGCTGTGTATGTTACAGTACCTGAGGTTGCTGATGCAGCTGTTACTGTAGCGGTTAGGGTAGTGGTTGCTGCTGCTTGGTTCAAGAACGAAATTGATCCTGCAGTTGCTCCTGCTCCTACAATACGACGTACGTATAGAGCAGAGCCACCATTTGCAAAAAAGTTATATGCAGCCCATGTTACTGGGTATGAGTCGTTTATTCCGCCAAATGTCTTTACAAAATCTCCCCAAGAAACAATCAACTGTGGTTCAGTTGTGTTGCCCTTTGAGAGAGCACCTGCCATTGCGCCAACAGAGGCGCTTGTATCTGGTAGTGTAATTTGCTGTGGAAGAGACACTTCTTGGACATAGACGCCTGGGCGACTGAATGTTGCCATTTAGTTTTACTCCTTAGGTTAGGTTAGTTTCTTAGGGTGACGGTATTATGCAGGATTAGTAGGGGCAGTAAAGACTGTTGTTCGATGTGTTAGAGCGATATTAGGATCTTGAGTTACTTGGTAAGCTGACTTAAACTCATCGGTAAATACTTCCGCACTTACACGAATATTGTACACGTTACTAAAAAGGCGCTTACCGCCCTCATTAGTATCTCTTTTTGAAAAACCCATAAGATCCATTCGACGCCATGTGTTGTCTTCAGGGATGTAGAGCTGTCCAAATCTATATGGGATCCTTGCAGGATCAAGCATAACAGATAAAATCTGTCGGTCGTGCCGAGGCTGACGGGCCCAGGTAGAAACTTGGTAGTAGATGTCAAGAGGAATTGGCATGCTGACCATCTGATTAATAAGTCCACCTGAGGTAGTAGAGTAAGTCATACCTTCAGGCTTATAAGTCAATGGCACATATCCACGGTGAGCACGCTCACGGTCCTCTGAGATTCCAATAAGGTCTACAGTAATGTAGGGATAGGTCTGGTTACGGATATCCTTATCAGGCTGTCCGTAGAATACTGGTACGGGGCGAGTAGCGTTTCCGCTATCTGATACTGTGATCCCACCTAGGCGCTTCTTGAGCGCAGCGTCTTCGTTAATAAAAATAGGCATTAGTATTTACCTGCCTGATTAATCATAAAAGTTCTGATTGCCGCAGCTGGCGGGTTATCAGGGGTACCGTTCTCAGTATCAATAACTCTATCATCAGAGTATGTTATGACGTGATGGTTCTCTTTGTACCGCATGTTTAGGTTATCTACAGCGGTCTTCTCCCACCCATAATTCTGGGCTGCGTGGCTACGAAGGATGTTTTGATATGCAGGGGTTATCTGCTTCTCTGCTTTGCGTATCGGCCCTAGCATAAAGTCTTTGAAGGATGCCTTAGCCATTTTTAGTGAGCCACTTCGCAATGATATATCCTGCTACTAAACTGCCTACGACTTTCTTACCGCCGTTTTGATTTAGGTTGGAAACACCACGAACGAACTCAACTTTGTCTGCATCCGTCTGTTCACGCAGG